AGCTGATCAACAAGTCGGTCGAGGCGAAAAAGAAGAAAGATCCTAATTACGCCAAAGCGTTCGATTACTATCGAGAGCGTGAGGATGTCGCCAAGGCGGGTCAAAATGCTAGGCATTGGCGCAATAGGCAGGATCGGAAGAAGAAAGCCAAAAGTATTCGTAGCGGTGCCGCTCGTGCTCTTGGGTACTCATCAGCAGCCGCCATGCTTGGTGCCGCTGGTGTGGCGTACGCCAAGAACTATAAGACGATCAATCCCATCATTCAAACGGCCGCGTCAGTCGGTCGAGATTGGGTTGTCGCACAGGTGGAAACCGCTAAGTTTAATCGAATGATGAAGAAAGCTGGTTTCTGACATGAATGATTCATACTGGGTGGTCCCGGAAGAAGATTCCGATATCGCCCATTACGGCGTCAAAGGCATGAAGTGGGGTGTTCGGAAATCCGAATACAAATCCATGTCTCGCAAGGATAGGCGAAAGCTTCGTAAACGAAAGAACGAAGATTATAGCGATCACCAACGTGATCTCGACAAATTGCGTTTGGGCGGTAAATCGGTAAAGCGCATCAACAAACGCATGAACAAGGGCGCTACGTATAAACAGGCGAGACGACGTGAATACGTTCGGCGCTTTACTACGTCATTCGCCGCAGCCAATGTCGCTCAGTTTCTTAGGAACAACCCGCAAATAGTCATCGGCGGTATGGCACTCGCGGCTGGATTGGGCTCGATGGCGGTGACGAAGCTGACGAAGCTTCAGCTTACTCCTACGGTCCGTAAGTGGCATAATTTCACGGAAGCCACCGCGAAGAACCGACTCGAAAGCGCCGGTTTCAACGGTCCGAACGTGGTCAATGTGACACCGATCAGCGTCACCGAACGTAGGCGTCGATTTTAAGTCAAAATGATAATGTAGGAAAGGACGATCTGAGATGATTGATTCGTATTGGGTTGTTCGCGATTCCGATCAGGATATTTCCCACTACGGTGTCAAAGGCATGAGGTGGGGTGTTCGTCGATACCAGAACGAGGACGGAACGCTAACGTCCCTCGGTCGACGTCGTGAAGACCTCAAAGACGCCCAGCAAAGACGCGTAAGGGGTAAACAGGAAAAATTCCAAAAGCAAGTCGATGTCGGGTACGCTACCCGCGAATTCAATAAAGAGAAGACTCGTCAACGGATTAATGCCAAAGGGTATAAGAAAACCAAGCGTCAATTGGCTAACGAAAAGAAATACCGTGATCAAGGCTTTACCGAAGATGAAGCCGAGATCATGGCCGCCAATCGACGCCGAGGCGTTAGAATCGCGATGGCTGCCGGAGGCGTTGCCATTGCCGCTTTGGGTGCTTATGCCGCATACCGGCATTATGATCGAATCACGGACCGTCTGCTCAGTGCTGGTAGCGAACTTGGTCGTGTCGGCATAACGGATACCGAAGGTTTACGCGAAGGGTTCTATGCGTTCCGAAAAGGGATAAAACGCGACGCAACGAATTACGAAGGTATGTATGCGAAAACGTTAAGCGACAGCGGACGTAAAGTATTTCGAAAGTCGATCAAAGCAACCAGCGACATCAAAATCGCTTCCGAGCGTAGGGCTCAAAAAGTTCTGGCCAAGCTTCTGGAAAACGACGAGGATGCTCGTAGGGAAGTGGAATTCGGAGTTCGAACGATCACGAAACGACAAGAGCTCGCGGAAAGACTCGCCCGTCGCGACCTTAGGCGTGGTCGATACGACAGCAAGCACGTGTATGACTACTTCAACATGGGCATCGCTGGTACCGACAATGAGAAAAGGGATGAACTCAATAAGAAATTCTACGAAGCCCTGAAGAAGGAGGGATTTGGAGCTGTACGTGATGTCAACGATGTCCGATACAGCGGCTATCGTTCGAAGGACCCACTGATCTTCTTCGATACATCGAAGGTCGCTACAACTAAAGTTTCGCAACTGTACGTGACCGATATTGACAAGAAGAACATAAAGGCCATGATCCGAAACGCAGGAATCACCTTTGCTGGGTATGGGGCTCTCGCCTATGGCCTTAATACCGGAATGCGGTCCGTAAACAAGAAGTTCGAACGATCAATTGTTCGAAGGTATCGAAAAGAGCATCCGAATTCCGAGATGACGGATTCCCAGATTCTCAAGAGTCTGAATGTTACCTAAAGTTCAAAATGAAAAGTGAAACCAAGGAGGTGCGAATGTGTCGAGTATTTCGGACCGACTAGCTCATGCTTGGAATCAGTTCAAACATCCGCAGTCTTTTCAGCCAATCATCGGTACACCATCGTATACGCCATCGACCTATGTCTATCGACCGATTTCCAATGAACGATCGGTTGTGTCGGCATTGTACAACCGCATCGCGATGGATGTGTCATCCATTGACATCAAACATTGCGTTGTGGATAAAGAGACCGGTGGGTATCTTCGTGAATACAATTCCGGATTGAACAACTGCCTTAAGTTGTCCGCCAATGTGGATCAAACTGGACGAGCGCTCATTCAGGAATTGGTCTTGACGATGTTTGATGAAGGGTGCGCCGCGTTGGTGCCCATCGATACGAATGTGAATCCGAGGGCTCACGATTCGTTCGATATTCTCACCATGCGTGTCGGAAAGATTGTCGAGTGGTATCCGAACGACGTCAAAATAGAAGCATACAATGATCGCACCGGAACTCGCGATGAGATCATTTTGCCGAAAACCAAAGTGGCTATCGTTCAGAATCCGCTGTACACGGTGATGAATGAACCGAATTCCACACTACAGCGACTCATCAAAAAGTTGTCGCTCCTCGATGTGGTTGACGAGCAGTCTGGATCCGGAAAACTGGATTTGATCATTCAGCTTCCGTATACCATTCGTTCCGACGCCCGAAAGAAACAGGCGGAAGATCGTCGAAAATCCATTGAAGAGCAACTGTCCAACAGCAAGTACGGGATTGCCTACGCCGACGCCACTGAGCGAATCACTCAGCTGAATCGATCGGTGGAGAACAATCTCCTTAGTCAGATCCAATACCTCACCACGATGTTGTATGGTCAACTCGGCGTTTCCGAAGCCGTCGCCAATGGCACCGCCTCGGAAGAAGAGATGATTGGGTACAACAACCGAACATTGGAACCGATTCTCACCGCCATTTGCGATTCGCTTACCCGGACGTTCCTCACCAAAACAGCGAGGACCCAAGGTCAGGTGATCCGCTTCTTCCGAGATCCATTCAAACTCACCCGAGTTCAGGATCTTGCGGATGTTGCGCAGAAGTTCATCGCAATGGAGGTGCTGAGTTCCAATGAGGTGAGGTCGATCCTCTTCCGCAAGCAGTCCGATGATCCGAATGCGAATGCTCTTCGCAATCCGAACATCAACACCGCCGATTCCATGGCGTCCGAAGAGGGCGCCTATGTCGAAGGTGAAGAAGAGGGCTACGGAGGCGAAGGAGGTGGCTTCGGCGATACGCCAGTATCCGAATTGTAGTGAAACCTCAAAATGAAAAGTATCTAGGAGGATAACTCTATGAAATACGATTTCAGTGGTTATGCTACCCGAAACGGTATCCGATGCAGCGATGGTCGAACCATCATGAAGGATGCCTTCATCGAAAACGACGGAACCACGGTTCCGCTCGTATGGCAGCATGATCATTCCGATCCATCCAATATTCTTGGGCACTGCAAGCTTGAGAATCGACCGGATGGCGTCTATGCGTTTGGCGTGTTCAATGATACGCCGGCCGCTCAAGACGCAAAGATGGCGGTTCGACATGGCGATATTAATGCAATGTCCATCTACGCGAATCACGTCAGGCAGGAATCCGGTTTGGTCCAGCATGGCAATATTCGCGAAGTAAGCCTTGTGCTTTCGGGGGCTAATCCGGGAGCGTTCATCGACAACGTCACCATTGCTCATGGTGAGGAATTTGCCACATTGGACGATGAAGTGATCATCTTCAGTGGTCAGGAATTCGCCCATGCCGATTCCACGGAAGAAACCAAAGGAAAGGAAGCACCTATGGCAGAAGAAACAACTGGTACCAAGAACAACAAGAGCGAAGAGAACATGACCGTTCAGGATGTTCTCGATACGCTTACCCCGATTCAGCAGAAGGTTGTGTACGCGCTGATCGGTATGGCCGCCGAAGGCGACTCTGGTGAAGAAGTTGAACAGTCCGAAGGAGACTATGGTATGTACAATGCGTTCGAATCCAACGAAGACACCGAAATCCGCCACGCCGACGAATTCGTCCATGAAGAACTGGACGCCGTCCTCGCCGACGCTCGCCGCAACGGTCGTCTCTCCGATTCGGTGATCAGCCACGCGCAGAACTATGGCATCACGAACATCGATATTCTCTTCCCTGATGCGCAGGCTATCCGCAACACGCCTGATTTCTACGGTCGTCGCACCGAGTGGGTGAATGCTGTGCTCAACAACACCCAGCACGTTCCGTTCTCCCGCATCAAGTCGATGTATGCTGATATCACCGCCGACGAGGCTCGTGCTCGAGGCTATACGCTCGATCGAAACAACAACAAGCGTAAGATCGATGAGGTCTTCAATGTCCTCAAGCGTGTCACCACGCCTCAGACCGTGTACAAGAAGCAGAAGCTCGATCGCGATGATATTGTCGACATCACGAGCTTCGACGTCGTCGCATGGCTGAAGCAGGAGATGCGTATCATGCTGGACGAGGAAATCGCGCGTGCGGTCCTCGTTGGCGATGGTCGCGATGTCTCCGATGAGTCCAAGATCCGCACCGATTCGATCCGCCCGATCGCGTTCGATGACGATGTCTACACCATCAAGGTCCAAGTCGAAGACGCCGACGACGTCACTGCCATGATCGATCAGGTCACTCAGGCTCAGGTGAACTACCGCGGTTCGGGCACCCCGACGTTCTATGCGTCCCCGTCGCTCATCGCCAAGATGATGACCCAGCGTGATCAGCTGAACCACCGCATGTATTCCACCCGAAACGATCTCGCTTCCGAGCTGAGCGTTTCCAACATCGTGGATGTTCCGATCCTCGACACCGCCAAGTCCGAAGACGGTCGTCCGGTTCTCGGCCTGATCGGTAACCTCAAGGATTACACCATCGGTGCCGATCGTGGCGGCAATATTTCGATGTTCGATGATTTCGATATCGACTTCAACCAGCAG